AAACTGGCCACCTATCGCTTGGAAGACAATATGTTTCGCAAGATGATGGTGGTGCACAAAGGAAAGTCACATGGTTTGGTCTTGCTGTTGGATAAGTCTGGCAGCATGAGCGAGCACATTGAAGGGGCCATGGAACAGATCCTTGTCATGGCGATGTTTTGCCGCAAGGTCAACATTCCGTTTGTGGCGTATACCTTTACGGCAAACGGCTCCTGCTCGGATGTCGATTTTCCTAACAGGGGAAAATATGATGCCAAGCCGCTGAAGCAGTTTTCTCTGAATACTGGTGATTTGTATATGGGTGAATTGAGCCTGCGGGAAATGTTCAATTCGCGTATGTCAGCGAGCGATTTTATCACGGCCGTTATCAATCACCTGTCATTGGCCAATGGGTTGAGAAGCCGGTCAAATCGGTGCTCGGCTCCTTCCCATGAGGGAATGGGTTCGACCCCGCTGAACGAGGCCCTTGTGCCGTTGAGAGATATGCTCCGCGCCTTCAAGGCCTCCTATCGTTTGGACCTGGTCAATACGATCATCGTTCACGACGGTGATTCGGACGGAAACCGTGATTTTTGGACGGCCCCCAAGGGAAACTTTGGCAGAGACCGGATAGCATTTGATGTGGAACACCAGCATGTGACCTTGGTCGACACCAAGGAAAAAGTCCAGATCAAGTTGCCCAAGAGCCGCACTGGGGTGACGATTGGACTGATGAAGTGGATCCAGATGACCACGGGTTCGGGGGTCTTTGGGTTCTACATTACCAGCAACCGAGTCAAGGATGTTCGCCATGAGGTGTCCAAGTTGTACACTGGTCCTAATGGGTTCAGAATTCCTACAGGGCGTTGGGATCAGACACCTGAGCATACCGTGGCCTTGGATAAACTGGCCCACCAGTTGATCGAGACCAAGTTTCTGGAATCGTTTGCTGATGGGTATACCAGACTGTTTTTCATACCTGGAAGCCACGATCTCAAAACTGAGTCTGGGCTCCTGGCACCGACGGTCGATGGGTACAAGTGGACGCCGGGCCGTTTGCTGACCGCATTCAAAAAAGTCAGCAAGCGAAAGTCTGTCTCCCGTGTCTTGGTGACAAAGTTTATCACGATGATTGCCGAGTAGGACGAACAAGGTGACTCTAGGACCGCTTAGGATTGGACAGGTCTATGATAGCATGGACGCCACAAGATCCACGGTCCTAGACCCTTTGTGGGGTTGTTCAGAATTGAACACCTCATGACAAAAATTGTCACTTTTATAATGTGGAAACCGTCGATTTTGCTTGCATTCTAATCGGTACTATGTTATTCTTATAGCATAGTGATTGAGAGAGTTATTTAACAAGGAGCAGTTTATTATGAGTGCCAGAATTGAGTCCCGCGAAAAGTTTTTGAATCTGTTGGCATCCTCCGGTCGGAGCATTATCACGATCCAGGAAATCAAGGATCTCTGTGAGGCCAACGATCTGAAAGTCCCCCAGTGGTTCACCAAGGATCCTGAGAACCGAGCCGGACGCGGGACCTATCTTGTCCAAAATTCTGTGGTCAAGAATCTCGCAAAAACTGGTCAATTGAATGTCAAGCCAAAATCTAATACTCCTGTGGAGGAAACTGTGGAAGAGGAAATTCAGATGCAACCGTTGACGATGAAAGCCAAGCCGCGGGTGCAGTCTATGGTGACGGATATCGAGGATCAAGGGATCGTTCCGGCCAAGTATAAGAACTATGTGCCCTTCGGTAACTTTGAGGATCTCAAGTCCATCATTGTCTCTCGCCAGTTTTATCCTGTCTTTATTACCGGTCCATCTGGAAACGGTAAGTCTATGTCCGTGGAGCAAGTCTGTGCCTTGCTCGGTCGTGAATATGTCTGTGTCAGCATGACACCTGAGACCGACGAGGGCGATCTGTTGGGCAACTACATACTCATTGACAACCAGATGGTCTGGCGCGATGGTGTGGTGACCGTGGCCGCTCGGCGCGGGGCCGTGCTCTGCATCGATGAAATTGATTATGGTGCCCAGAATCTCTCCTGTCTCCAGAGGGTCCTGGAAGGCAAACCGTTCCTCTTGAAAAAGAAGGGCGAGATTGTCACACCGGCCCCTGGGTTTCAGATCATTGCGACCGCGAATACCAAGGGCAAGGGTTCCGAGGATGGTCGCTATATGTTTACCAATGTCCTCAACGAGGCGTTTCTTGAGCGATTCCCTATTACCTTTGAGCAGGAATGGGCACCGAATGCGGTGGAGCGTAAGATCGTCAAGAAGGAATTGGAAGCCGCAGGGCGTGGGGACGATGACTTTGCCAATTTCCTCGTTATTTGGGCTGCCACGATCCGCAAGGCGTATGATGAAGAAGGTGCCTCCAGTGAGGTCATTTCCACGAGGCGCCTGGTGCACATTGCCCGAGCGTACCCGATTTTCGGCGGGGATCGTATGAAGTCGATCACCTATTGCTTGAATCGTTTCGATGAAGAGACCAAGAAATCATTCATTGACTTGTATACCAAAGTGGATGCGAGCGTGGTAGTGGCCAATACGATAGATGCGGCCAATACCACTGTGGTTGCCGATCAAGTAGAGGTGCCGGCATAGACAAAATGGCAGCGAAAAGTTCTTGACATAGCACGATGACTATGCTATAATGTATCTTCACTGTGCATCGAATGTTTCGATAGAGGAAGGGGCGACCTCTTTTATTCGCCCCAGTTATTATGAGGTGTTTTTATGGTCAGTACAGTTTCAGCAAAATCACGTATCCTTACCTACCTTTCCAAGACTTCGCCAAAGGGTGTGAATAACACCTTGTCGACCAAGCAGGCGCAAACCCGCTTTGGTATCAGCAATGTCGCCGCGCGGGTTTCCGAACTCCGCCAGGAAGGATACTCCATCTACACCAACACCAAGAAGACTGCAAAGGGCACCCGGTTGGCCTTGTATCGTTGGGGCCGTCCTTCGGCGTCCTTTATCAACGAATGTGCGGCCGCTGGTGTGACTGCAAAGGGACCACAGGCCTAATCAGCCTTTTCCCTTTCTCTAGTCGGCGGAGGCCCCTCGTTCTGGGGGGCCTCCGCTTCGTTGTTTCTCCTTTCACCAATCTAAAGGCACACTATGATCGGCAACGAATTGTACCGGCACACCAAGTGGGACATCAGGTTTGTCGAACTCGCCAAGCATATCTCCCAATGGTCCAAAGACCCCAGTACCAAAGTCGGCGCCGTGATTACCGACAAACAAAATCGAATTATTTCCTTGGGGTATAATGGGTTTCCCAGTGGGATTAAAGATACTCCTGAACGCTTACAAGAGCGTGAGGTCAAGTATTCAATGGTGGTTCACGCTGAAATCAATGCCCTAATGTTTGCCCGACAGAACCTTGATAACTGTGTCCTGTATCTCTGGCCTTTTCTCTCCTGTTCCCACTGTACCGCCATCATTATCAATGCGGGTATCAGTCGTGTGGTCGCCCCACTGAACGACAACCCCCGATGGAATGACTCGATTGCCTTGAGCCGCGCCCTGTACCATGAAGTGGGTGCCCAAGTGGTGCTATTACCAGGGTTGATTGAACCTGGGGTGCAGGGATGAGCATTGTTGCAGAGGTCCTTACAGGTGTGGGGGTCGGCATCGTCTTTTTTCTTCTACTGGTCGTCTTTGCGGCGTTGCTAGACTATTATCTCCCCAAGGACTAATATGAACGTATCCGGTACCTTCACCCTAGTCTGTTTACTTGGTATCATCATCAGTGTTGCCATCATTATCATTGAATTTTTTAGTAAAAAAGGATGACTATATAGGAGCATGGGTTTATTATAATCAAGGAGGTTTGATGTGGAAATAAAGATTGATGTGGAAGAGTTGCGGAAGAATAAGATTTTCATTGCCACTCCAATGTATGGAGGGATGGCCTGTGGAATGTATATGAAGTCCTGTTTGGACCTCCAGACGATCTTCCAACAGTATGGCATTCCTGCTCGGTTCTCGTTCATCTTCAACGAATCATTGATTACCAGGGCGCGTAATTACCTGGTCGATGAATTTCTGCGTACAGACTTTACCCATCTTCTTTTCTTGGATGCCGACATTCACTTCAACCCCCAAGATATTGTTGCTATGTTGGCGTTGGATAAAGAGATCATCGGTGCACCCTATCCCAAGAAAGCATTGAACTGGCACAACATTGCGCTCGCGGCTCGCAATCATCCAAACCTTGATCCCAAGGAACTTGAAGCGGTGGTGGGTGATTATGTGTTCAATGTGGTCAAAGGCACCGAGAAGTTCCAGGTCTCTGAACCTTTGGAGGTTATGGAAATCGGCACCGGGTACATGCTCGTCAAGCGAGAAGTATTCCCCAAGTTTGCCGCGGCCTATCCAGAACTCAAGTATCGCCCCGACCATGTGGGCCAGGCGAACTTTGATGGTACTCGGTATATCCATGCGTACTTTGATACCGTGATTGACCCACAGTCAGAACGGTACTTGTCAGAAGATTATATGTTCTGTCAATATTTCCGACGAATTGGTGGTCAGGTCTGGTTGTGCCCCTGGGTCCAGACGCAGCATGTGGGGACATACGCTTTTACCGGGAACATGGCAAAGATTGCAGACCTCACTGGGAAACTCTAAGGGAGTCTTTATTATGATTATCGGTCTTGTGGGTTTTATAGGGGCAGGAAAAGGCACCGTAGGGGACTTTTTGGAGCAGGATCACCACTTCATTAAAGATTCCTTTGCGGCGCCTCTCAAAGATGCTGTGGCGCTCATCTTTGGATGGGATCGGGAGATGGTCGAAGGGGCATCACAATCCTCTAGAGCGTGGCGTGAACAACCCGATCAATTCTGGACAGAGAAATTTGGGTATACGTTCACACCACGAATGGCCTTACAATTGATGGGGACTGAAGCAGGCCGTAATGTGTTTCATCCCGACATTTGGGTGGCGAGTCTGTTGAATCGGTGTAATAAGCGTATGGAGAATACCGTTATCACTGATGTTCGTTTCAAGAACGAAGTG